TCCGTTCACCCTGAACGCTCATCCCACTGACTAAGGCGCTAACCCGTTGCTCCTGCGGACAGGCAACGTGCCATGAGCGTAGCGAAGCGAGCCATTGGTTACTTAATCTAGGCCCCTATGCATCCTGTTTAGTAATACTTTTAATGGGTAGATGGGTCGCCATACCATGGCAAGAGGACGTAGGAACCGTGCTGAGATGGCCTTACAGGGCTCTTTCAGCAACCTGACTGCACGGATACCCACTAACCTATGGGAGATGTTGAACGATTACGCAAGGAGACACACAGCGAATAACAGATCACTGGCCCTGGAGAGGATTCTTCGAGAGTGGCAGGCTTGGGACAACGATGTCAAAGAGGAAATCAAGGACGCCAGGCTAGTTGCGCTTGAGAGCGCGAAGGTACTGGGACAGACCATCGATGATATCAACAAGGAGTTGGGGATTCAATGAACTTCATCGGTATGTGCCTATTCCGACACAAGAAGTGTCTGCAGTGTGGGCGGAAGTATGAGGGGGACCTTCGTTATTGTAATCCAAGATTGCGTCGGGTCCGTCGATGGTGGCATGGATGTGAGATTGAATGACGATCTGTCGAGCATATCTCGAACACGATGGAATCGTGCTTCCACCTCAATGCAATACGAAGATGATTTTCTCTCTCGAACGTAGAGTGTGGTATTGTCCAGAGTGCGGGAATCAGGTACGCGTACCCAGGGAACAGCAATCCCTGAACGAATACACACGATAGTCCTAGACTACCGTGCCCCAACCAATCATGTATGGATTGATTTGGACTTTTCCTAATCCATACCAAAAGGGAATATCGACTGTTTGAGCCTTAGGACCGATGAGTTCCGTCTTCTGAAGTGCAGCTGTATGAACACCTGCAATTACTGCTGAGGTCACTACAACAGCGGCAGTGACTCCTACGACGGGTGCTGCTATTGTGGCACCCACTCCGATCCTGGTTGCGACCCTTATCGCTACAGGCCGAGTTGCCGCATAGGCCGGTACAAGAAGTCGAGTCAATATACTGGCATAACTTCCTCGAGTACCTGCTATGGCACCTCGGCCCAATAAGATGAGGTGGTCAATCATAATGCCCCGGCTCCAGGGCGCTTTCAAGAGGTACCCTCCGGCGATGGTATGCCATGGATGTCGGAGCGCCCATGATACTCCCCACTTGATGGGTGTCAGGATGGTTATCTTCCCAACTGCCATTCAATCCACCGTGGGTTGAACGACGTACGAACGGCGCAGGCGCTCGATGTAATGAAGGTCAGGTTCCTTGAGGATGAGCGTGGGGATGACTACTGCGGTAGGTGGAGATGAAATCGCATTACTCTGGTCTGGAGACAGCGCACTATTAATGTGGATCGCCCTGGTGATGTAGAGTTTCTGTCCTGCTGTAGCTGACCCGACTCCCCAACTAACTGAACGATGTAGTAGAGGATGAAAAGGAGAAGTTCCCAGAGCGGTAATCGGGCCATAACTCATCGAGCGTGCATTCCCGTAATGGATGTCTTGCAAATCATAAGAAGCACCTGCAGTAAGGTCGCCACTCCCCATCATGCCGGGAGCGACCCACATTCCAGAACCGCCGAACACACCATCGAAGGTAGCGTCTGTGATGTACTCTTGAGTTATCATATCCCATACTTGCAAAGTCCCCTGAGCATTGGTCGTTACGTAATCCCAGTCACATCCTTCTTGGAATACCGGACCTACGGTGAAGAGTGTCTCTTGTTGTTCGACTATTCCAGAGAGATCGAAATATCCTCTCCATACAGCCCAGTGAGTTGGATTACCAGCACCATCCGTCGCAGTAATGATTTCCCATCCACTCCCCACACCCGGATCAAAGATATATTCCGATGCGTCTACATCGATGCGAGCATGGGGGATTAGTTTGCGAAGCAAACGCTCTTTGGGTACTACCTCTTTCGCCATCTTACTTCCTCCTCGCTGCCTTGTGGGCCTTCTTAGCCAGGGCGGCGAAGGATGTTCGTGGATGTTTCTTCTTCAGGCGTCTGTATTCCTTGGCGTATCGCATGTTGTACGCGCTCGCCTTACGCTTCTTCTTGACTGGTTCGTATGCTCTCCTGGCTGTCTTGCGTTCTTCACCCTTCGTGGTCCCCTTCGAGCCTAGGGATTCTCCACAATTAGGACAGTAGTTGGGCATCAGCCCACCTCAATTGTCACTGGCCGTGCTCTGGATCGCAATCGCCATCCAGTCTTTCGTGGAAAGTTTGACTATTCTGCACTTGATTCTGCATGTCAGATATACATCAGCTGCTCCTACTGTAGCACTGTCAACGCCTGCAACAACATAAAGCGAGTCATTCACCACAAGCCTCGATTCATCCAACTTTCCAAAGGAGTCGGGGTAAAAATCTGCATCTCTAGTTGCGATGTTGTTGGCTTGGTCGATGTTGAGTCCACTCGATGCAATCAAGGAGTTGTCATCCGCTCGAACAAGCAATGTGCCGGGATTCAAATCCAATAATTGAGTTGTAAGTGCGCCGTTTGAAGTAATCATCGCATCGACATTCGTTCCAAAGTCTGCATCAACTTGGTGAATGAAATCCACCTGTTCAATCGCAATCGCCTGTTGATCGCCGACATCAACATACGCGCCAAGGTCCAAAGTCCCTTGAACTCGTGTGCCAGGTGCACTTGTAGCGGGAAGAGTCACTACTTCAGTCAGCCAGAATGATCCGGTCTTACTCTTTGCCATGCGCGTACGCGGTAGCCTACGGTGTATAAACTACACTACTCGGGCGGAAATGGGCGCTTGCGTCCATTCTGCGCCCTATCTTCTTGTCCGTTCACCCTGAACGCTCATCCCACTGACTAAGGCGCTAACCCGTTGCTCCTGCGGACAGGCAACGTGCCATGAGCGTAGCGAAGCGAGCCATTGGTTACTTAATCTAGGCCCCTAT